ATCACCTGAACCGTCTGTTCCTGTTCCTGTTCCTGTTCCTGTTCCTGTTCCTGTTCCTGTTCCTGTTCCTGTTTCAGTTTGTTTTCCTTCACCACTTGCATCTGGATCAGTTTCAGTTTCAGTTTCTTCTTCACCAATAGTAAACCCTTTCGCAATTAACATTTTGTTAAGGGGAGTGGGATTAACACAAATAACTTGAACAGAAGAATCCTTGGTTAATTGAAAGATAAATTGTTTTGACTTGGATGTTAAACAACTTAAAACGAAAACAAATTTTAATGGATCTACATCGTTATCTTTGATACCACTTCTGTTAATCAATTGATTAACACCAAAGGCAGAATTCTTAAAAAATATGGTTTTGTTACTAAAGCTAGCTAATTCTTTTGCAACTTCTTTAGGATCAACTTCCTTTTTGAAAAATAAATTATATTTTCCAATTTTTTTTGTGTAATTTTTTGGAGTTTTACTAACTCCCACTGTATCTAAAAGTTTCATATTAATTAGTTTTATTTGTTTTTAAAAACTTATTTATTACCTCTACTGCTATATAACTTGCATCGATTGCGATTATTCTGCCTAACACTTTTTTGACATCATCCTCGCTATAATCCATATTTTCCATAATAGAATCTATAAATTTGTTGGATGGTAATTTGAATTTTAAGTTAATGTCTAATTCAAAGTCTTCCTTCTTAGACTTGTTTAGTATTGCTGCTAATTCATTCAAATCATCATTTAGACTTAAGTACCTATCAGTGATAGCGTTTGAAAGGTTGGATTTTTCAACACTATGTTCTTGAGCTTTAATGTTACCTAGGTCACTTTTGGTGTTCTGTGAATCATTAAGAAAATTATCAACGTTATCAGGCTTCTCAGCAGCGTCTTTAGTTTCTACATCACCTTCTTCTACAGCCTTAGCTAGATCTTTTGATTCTTCTTCTAGCATCTTCTTCATAGACAAAAAATTACTTTCAGACATAATGTTTTATTTAAAAATTTATTGGTTATTAATAGATTTCAATATATATTAAAAATACTGTTGGAATTACTATATCTTAATTTAATAGAAAACAGCCCGATGATAAACATCGATGGTGAAGAAATTGTTGATTTAACAACAAAGATGTCTAATACTAACTTAAGGGAATTTACTAATAATAAGGTATTTATAGTAGGTGATAATCTAACTGCAAAACCATCAGCTATAGCCAAATTTCTGTATGGAGATGAGAACAAGATTGACTTGGTAAGCTACTATAATGGGTATAGTAATCCATTTGCCATAAATAAAGGTGATAAACTTTTTGCTCCAACTAGCGACAACCTAAACAGAATATCTAGTGACTCAAAGGAAAGCGTTGTAAATGTGGCTAAAGAAGCTATAAATAAAAAATCTTTTTCTATAGATCCTAGAAGAAATAGAACAATATCTACACCTAACATGAATGATGGGTTAAGAGGTAACATCAAGAAAGAAGATGAGATAATATTAGGTGGTAAAGTAGATGGTAATACCGCCAACAGTTCTACTTTAAATAAAAACTTTTACAATAACTCCGAATACAATTCTAATGATATAAGCGTTTCATTTGTTTAATCTATAGAATCCATGAGTTTTTCATACAATTTTCTATCGCCTGTAATATCATGACAAACCTTAGATAGCGTATGAGCATTCCAATTTGGTGTAGAAATGGAATAACTTTTTATCATCTTATAGGAGTCCTCACCATAATCGTTAATTTTGCAATAAAGTTGTAAGTATTCCGAAAAACATTGAAGATTGTTTGCCAGATCTTTTTTTACTTCTCTTTTGTTAATGCTATATCTAGTAAAACCTTTTTCCAATGATTCAACAGCTTTACTAACATATAGAAGTATTATAGTAACGCTCCTCATCATAGTAATGTCACTTAGATCTCTTTGCAGTCTGCTAACGTTTAAATTGTTCAAGTAAGTGTTTATTAACCCAATTGCCAACTTCAAATTGCCCTCCGCATTTTCGAATTCAATAGGATTAACTTTCTGTGGCATAGTACTACTACCCACTTCATTAATGTTACTATTTTTTGTAAAGTATCCCATAAGGCTATATAACCACATGTCTTGAGTCATGTCTAACATAGTGGTGCATAATGACAGTAACCCCCTCAAGCTGTTAAAAATATTGGGATAGTTGTTATTTTGGAAACTTTCTTGAGAAAAATCAATGGAATGAGAACCTGGAAAGAAATCATATATTGTTTGATTACATGCAGTATCATAATTGCTGGTGTCCTCTAAAAGATTTAACAAAGTAAATTGTCCACCAACAGCACCACTACCAAATTTTAATTCTAAGGATTTTACAGATGCGACTGTATCGTATAGGGCGACCCTAATCTTTTCATTATAAACCTTATTTAAACGATTAACTTTCATGGGGACGGCAGGTTGACCATGAGTAAACGCTAACATATAATAATCCTTATTCAAACAAGCATTCATAGCGTCTAACATTTTTCTCATAGACTTATTGAAATCCATGACACCATCAGACCAGATTTTAGTATAACAAACGTTGACTATATCTTGACTGGTCAAACCAAAGTGCATAAAACTAACTAAATAATCAACAAAATCTTCTAAAGATTCTAAATTATTGCTCAAGATTGAGAGTAATTCATCATCCTTTCTATCCCTGATCATTGAAATCAATTTCTCCTTAGCATTAGCTTTAGCAATGTCTACCACTGAACCTATATCATGTTTAGTAAGCAGTTCACTTTCAAATATTTCGGATTGATCAGGAATTTTGTTTTCTATCAAATAATCTACGCAATCATCTATAACTCCTCCAGCAACTAAATGTTGTATTAGTTCTTGATGTTTAAATAATTTGTTGTTGCAAATTAAATCATCAATTAAATGACCAAAGAATATATACTCTAGTCTAAAGCATTGCTTATAATAAGCGTTTTGATCTATTGATTTTTTGAGTTCTAGAAAATCATTGGAGTATCTATTACCAATATCAAATGGAGTCATATAATAGTTTTATGAAAAATAAAAAATTGTGCGAAAGGTTTCTTAGTACTTATCCAACCTAGAAGTGTCTACTTGTCCATCATTTTCTTGAGTAATCTTTTCGGACTTTCTCTTCTCATTAAGTTCCCATTCCTCTTCTGTCAATATTTTTAACTTATCGACTAATAAAAACTTCTTATCAAACAATGGTTCTCTCTCAGAATCTTGAACTCTTTCAAAAGAGGAATAGTTCTTCATCTTAGCCTCCGTCAGTTCGTGTTCTTTAGCCATTTCGAAATAGCCATCTGTGTTGAATTTAATGTTTATAGAATTTTCAAAGTCATTATCTAATGACAGTACTGGATCTTCTATTATAGCTGAATAGTATATGGGTTTCTTGATTAACTTTGAAAATTCAGCGCATATTCTTCTGCATCTTTTATGATACATCACCTCGTCATATGGTATACCATCGGCTTTAAACAGGGACAAACTTCCTATTCTGTTTTCACTATCAAATCTACTCTTAGGAATGGTACTATCTCTATACACACTGTCTCTAAAGTAATCCACCACGTCCATTTTGCCTAAATCTACACCATTGTATTGAATACTATCAATTTGAGTGGTATTTCCATTTCTACTAGGTAATGCTATGTTTCTGCCAAATTTATAGTCCGTCTCTCCGTTTATGGAAACAACCCCAGTTGATGAATCAATTGACAATTTTTCTTTATATTGGCTTACCAATTTAGTTACTGATTCTTTAGCTTTAACCCCTATCTTAGTACCTGTGGGAACTATCATTTTAAGCCTGTATTGGGCAACTAATATGTTCCAACCAACTCTACTTTCTTCTAAAGATCTAGTTAGGTTGTAGTTTCTTTTTATGGAGTCTAAGTAAGTGGATTCATACATCTCACTATTACCCGAAATATTATTCCATTCAGCAGTTACAATGCATTGTTCTGGTAGGTAACTATACTTGCCATAATGGTCTAAGACTTTATACATTACGATTCTAGAACCATCTTCTTTTATACCATCTATTCTAGTAAAAGTGTATGGATTCAATCTTTTAAACCCAATAATTTTAATAGGTATTTTCTCAATTTTGTCTTTAGTTTTAATAGAAACCTTAGGAACAAGATTCTTTCTTTCTTCTTCTTTATCATCACCTAACAAACCTAATTCGGCTAATTCTTGGTCTTCTATTTCTTTTAATAAAGATTCATTTAAATTTCCAATTTCATCTTCCTCAAGTGTGGCTATTTTGGCAGCCATGTCAAGTCTCCTGTCATACATTAGCTTGACGGATTTTAGTTCATCTAATGACCTAATAATATTTTTAGCCCTAGAATTTATATCCTTCTTTTTTGATTCACTTAAATCCGATTTCAATTCTGTTTTAATTACCTTTAATTGGCTCTCACTAAGATTGATTATGTCCTTAATTTCAGCAAGTTTCTCATCAAAATCACTTTTTAATATAGTCTCATAAATGACTTCATACCCTACTTTTCCAGAAAGAAACAAACTGTAAAAAACCTTCCAAGCCTCTTGTTCATTGTTAAAACCTAAGCCTTTCATGATTTCGGAATACTTTTCGGTAACGGACGCTTCAAATTTTGCACTATAATCAAATTTCTTTTTGTTTAAAAATAGTTCGCAAAATTCATTGTCGTCGTTATATACTATACAGCTGTCTACTAGGGTTTCTACTATATTTTTTAATTCAGGATTTAATTGAAGATAACGCTTTACCTCTTCTTCTGACTTGAATTGGTTAGATCTAAGCCTTTGGTTAGCCTCCTCTTCTAAGAATGGTTCGTAATGATCAAGGTCATCAGAAGTTAAGCTATGTTTCTTTATTTTTGTATTAATGATACTATCATCAATACCTAAATTAGCTATATTTCTAAGAGTGGAATTTAAGACACCTACTCTAGTTCTAGTACCATAAACCCTGCGTCTAAAATTGTACCTGTTCATGTATTATATTTAATCTATTTATTTTTAATTTCTAATAATAAAAAAGCCCATTATTACAATGGGCTTTTAATAAGTCTAAAAAAGTGTTAACTCTAACACGAAGTCGGCATTCGCCAAGGGGGTGAAGCACTACGCAAATTCCTAGAATTGAGGCTTAGAATTGGTGCATTACTGTGCGAATTTCCTTGGAGCAGTTTTAAATGGCTGCGGACATTGGACTTATTATTTAACGATTCATTATATCTATTATTGTTGTTGTAGTTCCTAAAGAGCAAATTACCTGGATAGTACTTTTCAACAGAATAAATAGTAGTTGCAATGGCAACTTGTTTGGAATTTTCTTTTTCAATAGAACAATTTAGATATGATTCCTTAGAATCTATGTCTAATGCATTTTGGATAACCATGTTATCTTCCATTGCAACCTGTTCATAATCAAATAATTGCTCACAATCATTTAAATTGTTGGTGGCAATTTTTTGTTGATCTTTGGTGTCAACCCCCCCAGACACTAAGCAAGGCTACCAAGCTTAGTGTCAATAATAGTTTTAATTTCATACTTTTGTTATTATTTAAATTAAAAATTCTATATTAGAATCCCAGTTTCAGTATATATTAAAAGTGGGATATTAATATTTCAAATTGCCTTTTTGATATGAATCTCTTTTTTTCGATTTGGTCTAAAAATGAATTTAACATAGAATTTGACTTTCCGTCATTATTTAACATTAGTATCATCTTTTTTGCTAGCAAGTGATCCAATTCATAATTTAAAATTTCTTTTTCAACTATTCTTTTAATTAATAAGTCGTCATAATCTCTCTTTAATTTAGGCTTATAGCATAACCCCGACTCTGGTTTACCACTCTTTATAGTAAATGATAAATTACAAGATTTACCTTTTAATGCTCTACACCCTTTACAACTAGTTTGACTAGTCATTGATATTGTTTTAATGTTCATTACTTATAAATTTTACCGTCTCTATTAATGAGTATTTTTTCACCATCCTGCAGTTCAATCAAACCATTGTAAGATAATATGCAGGGTATTTTTACACTCCTACAAAGCGTAGCTAGGTGACATAATTGGTTACCATCGGTAGTTATTATGGCTTTAGCTGTTAGAATTTCAACGTCTTCATCGGTAGTGTCTCTATTTAATAGTAAAATTTTACCATGACAATTACTGATGTTAGTTGTAATGTTTCCTATTAAAGACATAGGACTAGACGACATACCTTCACCAATCAAGGTCATATCACTTATATCCTTTACAATTTGATTTTCTTTCAGGAGTTTTAATAATCTTATCTGCAACACATAAACCAAATTGTCTTTAATAACAAATTCCATTTCATAAGGAGATTTGGTTTTAACTAAATGTCTTATTAAATTGTTATAAGCCCTATAGCTTTCTTCCTTCAATTTTTCTATTTGGCTACCTTGTACGTGTCCAGACATAATTAAATCTCCTGTAAAACCCTCGATATAATACCCATTAATTTTTTCTTCATGGGTGATAACGTCATGAGTAGATACAACTCCAGCATAGAAATTTTGTTCAGCATCCTCATATCCAATCATTTCCTGAATTATTATTTCGGGTTGAAAATCAGTGCAGCCAATCATTTCTAAGTATTTCAGCAACATAGGATTCTTAAAAGAATTTCTTACGGTCTTTATCGCATTATATACGTTTTTACTAGTGTTGGGAACTCTTAAAATTGTTCTCATTAAACCTGGAGTAGAAATGTTACTAGAACTTCTGACAGAAACAGATTTTACAGAGGAATCAAAGTGTTTGTTATTGAACTCTTTATAGTAATTAACAAACTGATCCCCATTCTTTGATGAATCAGTAAATCCATCGTCTAGCAGCCCGAATTTTGGAACGTTGCACCCAGCATTAACAGCTGCAATAAGATTAGCGTATTTTCCCATTATATATGTTTTTCTAATTCAGCTCTAGGATTTTCAACGATCACACTCGGTAATGCGGTTAATTCTTTAAGCCAATTGTTTTTATTTAACTTAGGCAATATCTTTAGATCATCAACGTTATACCACTCACCACAAAACATTGTGAATTTTCTACCCAACGAATGTATGTAAGATCTCATAGTTTTGTATTGTTCTTCGGTTACTTTTATATGCTCTCCATCAACACGCCAATCAAATTCCCATTCACAATCAATGATGTATCCAAAACTTAACTTTAACCAACCACTTTCTGAAAAGCTATTTCTGTGTTTTTTAGGTTCATCTATTATACCACACTGGTTTAAAAGAAACTCCAAATCGCCATGACCTTCATAATGGCATGAATAGAATTTCCCATCTGGTGCAACTACACCATATTTCTTTTCCATTCCAATAGTTATGTCTACACTTAAATCATTTTTCATTTCAAACATGTATCCAACTTTCGTTATTCCATCCTTAGTTTCAACAAACTTCAAAGCATAATTGTAAGATCTTAATTCAAGTTTACTTTGTAGGGGTTTGAACAAATCGTAATCACATTCCTCCATGGTTAGAGTTATGATTTTATTTTGAAAGTCATAATTGGATCTAGATACTGCTTCTCTGACATCTAAGTGCTCTATCAGGTCGTTTATTGCATACATAATTTTATATTTTTGGTTTTCGTTTAAAAATTTCCTTTCTCTCTTCACAATATACTGGATCAGCTCTGTAGAAGCATAATCCAAATATCCTACAACTGTATATTTGTAGCATTCTAGTAGTGTGTTCTTTGTTAGCAGATTCTCTATCAATTAGTATATCTTTAATAGTTTTAGATCTTCTAATTACGTATTTCCCTATAATCATACATTATTTTTATTAAAAGTGATAATTCATTCTGTTTAACAAACTGTTAACAATCCTACGATCTTTTTTGGGTTAGATTTTAATCCTAAAGAAACGCTTTCTCCATAACACCTAGAATCTAATCTGATACCACTGTTACCAATAATTAAAAATCCAGCACTTATAGCGACCATACCATTTGGAATCACTCTAGAATGCACTACAGTAGCATCAAATATTATGGCGGCTTCTGTAGATGATATGTGTTCTCCTTCTCTAATTTTACTAAGCATGGCTACTATTACGTATTTTATATCACTCATAGTTTTACAGGCTTTTAATTGGAAATTGCTCAAACTTAGTGGTTTCTTCTAATTCCTTATTAATGTCTGAAATCATGTTATGAATGGAAGCTCTATTTAATTCATAATCCTTCATTGACTTTAGTCCTCTTCTAAATTTGGAAATAAAACCAAGTCTTTTATGTTCATCAATCGTTTCTATATCAAAAACACTTACTATTGCACCGCCCACTATCACTAGATTTCGACCAGTTCTATCGTTTTTAATAATTTTAACAATAGTTCCCTCAGAATTTTTTACTTCCATATTTGTAGAATTTAATTTCAAAGTATAAAAATTATGTATTAACGATTGCGTTTCCAATTATGAAAAATAATAGAACTGTATATCATTTGATACGGGTAATATATTTTCTATTAAAGATAGATTAAGATGATATAATAATATTATTGACGATAAAATTGTAGAAAGGGTATATTTTTTGTATAAGAGGAGGCGTATAAAAGTGGGTAAATTAGGAGAATGATAATAAAAGCAATAAACCAACAATAAATAAGCAATTCCATGCGGATATAATAATTAAAAGAAAACAATGAATGATGAAATTGCTGATAGAATTATAATAAAAGAAAATTGCTTGAATAAATCAAGGATTGGCTGGAAACATAATTACAATAATATCATAACAATAGAAAAAATTTCCAATGGAATGATAATAGGAAAAATTATCCAAACCTAATTCCTCGCTGGTTCTACTCTGCGTATGTTTTCTATCTACCCCCTTATAGGGGGGTATGTTCCTTGTCAGAGAACCAGATAACAAATAAAGAATTAAATCAGGATATCATTGATTTATTGTTTAGCTGATCTAATAATGTATTGAGAAATTGAGAATTACATGAAAAATTAATAAAAATTATACAACCACATTACTATGAAACGTCCAAAATAATTATGATAAAAGAAATTATCCAAAACTAATTCCTCGCTGGTTCTGCTCTGCGTATGTTTTCTATCTACCCCCTTATAGGGGGGTATGTTCCTTGTCAGAAGCCTAGCCGCAAAATTTTTAATTCACTCATTGAGAAATATATAATTAGTATGATATTACCGAGTGATCAATTAAAAATAGAAAGAAGAGCTAGGGGTGATTCTAGCATACGATACCATAATCTCAATTGGTACAAAAAATTGTACATAGACGAACTAATAAAACCCAGAGACGACCATACTCCAGACCCATTTATTTTGGGTAGGACTTACACTTTCGTATATGATGATCCTAAGTTTAAAGAGGAGCTGGAATTTTACTCTGCGTTTCCCATAAGTCTTTTTATTGGTTATAGACAGGATAGCGTTGGTAACCCAATGATGATAAATTTGCACTTCATTCCACCCAAAATTAGAGCGGCTGTTTTGGACAAGGTCTTTACTTCTAATATGAACCAAATTGATAAAATAGAGAAAGTTATTAACAGAGGAGGTATTAGTGTAAGAAATCTTAAAAATTCTGATTACCATGCACTTGTTAAAATGCTTAATGGTAGTGGATTTGGGTTTGCTATCAGGAGTTACATTCCCGAAAGAATAAAAACAGAGCCCAGAGCTATATCTCACAGAGACTTGTGGAGGGTTTTAACGTTTTCTAATCAATTCTTAATTAAGAAGGAGGCTAGAGAAATTTATAGGCTATATAAAGCTAGGTTGGGGTTTGAACCTTTCAAAAAAGAACCAAAGATAATACTATAGTTGTAATAAATAATTAAAACGCAAATGATTCAGTCACCACAGTCATCTGATTTTATTGTAGTATTGCCAGACAATTTCTTATATGAGAGAATTAAAGACATGTATAGGGATTGGTTTGATGCAAATAATTGGTTATTCGTTAATATAAACGATTTTTTAGCTTCCACTTTAGTAAGAGCAAATTTTACTGGATTTACCTCTAGTACAAATGAACAGACTAAGGGTAAAGGATCTAAGAAAGTAATGTTTAGGAGCGGAATAAACTTGAGTGAATCCTCAAACAAACAGCTGCAGCTTACCTTTAGAATGACTACAGGATTTCTTAATTACTTCATATTATTAGACCAATTGCAGGCTTATAGCGACTCTGACAATAATTCTGACAATAATTACGTTACAGGTGACGATGCCTTCTTGAACAATCTAACAATGTTCATATTAAACGAAGAAGGGCAAATAGCGTTTGAAAGGATATATGAGAATATAGTATTTTACGCCATAGACGACATAAGTTTAGATAAGGAATCGCTTAAGGTTAGAGACATCGAATTCACGGTTAGATTTTTGTATACTGATTTCAAAATAAAAAGAAATATATTAAAGAGAGTGGACATTACTAATGAAAAATACGTATACTAATGAATGCAACTTTTAATCTAGACAATATAGGAGAGGTCAGTTATGACCCAGATAATCCATTTGTAGAAAACGAATTAGACATATTTGTAGAAGAAATAAAGTTGTGTTTATCTACTGGTAGAGGTAGTGTTATGGGTGCTATGGGTATGGATGGGGACTTAGAAAGGTACATATTTTCTATTGATCCAGACATTAATAGAATACAAAACAAAATTGTGGAATCAATATCTAAGTACTCATTACTAGCAGCTAATTACAACTATAACGTTGAAGTTATGTTTGCTAAAGGAAACATTAGAGAAGTTTGTTTGGTATTGTTAGATATTTCCAATAAATTCAACCCTAAGATTAAAACCACCACCAAAATAGTTATAAGTTAAGTTCTATAACTACTCTATTGTCATTTACCACCTCCACTACGTTGTAACCTAATTTTATGAGTTTAGCCTTTATAATTGTTACTGTACTTAATCCGTTGGTATTGCAGAAATGTATTTTATTACCAACTCTCTTTGCGTACAAGTCTTCGTTTATTTCAGAACACAACTTATCCCTAAGCGACCTCTGGCTCTTAGTCATTAGTTTGTACGGCTCTCTATAAAAGTTGATAACCTTAGTCACAGCAATTTTGGTTTTCTCACAGCTGGTGTGGAAACTATAGTTGATAGGATCCCAAACAGCATTCAAGTTTTTTAATTCTTGAAATAAATTAGGATCCCAATCATCAATATGGAATTTAGCAATGTTATCTTTTAGCATAATTCTTTATTACTTCCAATTCTTCGGCTGAAACGGTATTGGGGATATGGCTTGATTCTATAATGGATAATTTAAACGTTCTATCCAATTCTTCTTCAAATCTTTTTTCGATACCAAGTAGCATTTCATAGGTATCTTTCATTTCATCATTTAGAACGGCAACTTTCTTGTTGTACTCCTCAATGTTAGATATTTGGTATTTACCATTAACTTGCACAGGCTTCCCATCTTCACCCATAGAGACTGATTCTCTATATATACCTTCAAGTCTTTTTTCATATTCCTTTACTTCTGGCGTGTCTGGGGCAGTTTTTAATTTCACAAGTTTTAATCTAACTTGCTCCACTTCCTTAGCAATGATTAAAATTCTCTCAGCAAAAACTTTTCCTTTAATTTTTTTCAGTAATTTCAGATCTTCAATTATAAGATCTATTTGTCCATAATAAAAATTGTTTTTAACCATTTTTTCTTTCTTTTCTTTCTTTAGTTAATTTTAATAAACCTAGCTGAATCACCAGTTCTTCTTTTCTTATAATGTTATTATGTATCTCGTATATAATCTTTTGGTCTAAAAAATTGCTGCTCTGAACTACAGCGTTAGACTCATCTTTCCATCTTCCTACTGTTAAGCCTAATTGGTTTAAATGTGTGGCTTGTTCCAAATTAACGCCATATTTTTTCATTATGGCACTTATAGGTTTTTGAGGCACACCTTGCTTCTGGACGTTGATATTGATATTAATCTTTCTCAACTCCTCTTCGATTATGTCTATAATATTTTCATCGTAATCAGATATAAGGCTGCTATTATAGTCATTCTTTGTGAAAAAAACATTTTTTATAATATCTGAATCGCAATCATAACTATAGTACCATATTCTACCACCATCTTTTATAACTAATGGTACTCTGGATATTTTATCTAGTTTGACTCTACCAATGTATGGTAGAGTCTTATACCCTTTAAATTTAACTAGCAAATTTATTTCATAGATGTCCTCTATTTCTAAATCTAGAATTTCTCCTTGATCTCCTATTTGCTCAAATTCTTCGCTGGGGAGTTTTAAATCCAATTTTATATTAGAGCCAACTAGTTTTTTTATCTTTTTAATCCTATCAGTAATCTTCATTTATGAGGCAATTTTAGTTTAAAAAACCAATTTTCTTAACAGTTTCGAACCTGTCAAATTTGACATAAGCCCCTCTATGATCGTAATTGACGTTTTGTTCTTTCTTACCATTTTCTAAATAATAATTCCAAACACCTGTCTTTTTACCATCAGTAAATTGACCTACTGTTTTTATTTTACCACTAGCATAATACTCTTTAAATTCTCCGTGCAGTTTACCATTTAATCTCTCACACTCTATTCTAGTTCTGCCTTCGTTAATATTAACGACTATTTTACCAGAAATCGTTTTGTCTTCTTTAATCAAGCTAGATTGTAACTCCTGATCTAGCAATTTCTTCAAAACATTTCTAGCTCTTCTGTTTCTGCTGGTTACAGTAATTCTGCTGTTAATATTAAATTCTTTTGCTATGTTTTCTGGACTTTCTTTTAGAATTATAGCTTTATATAGTATATCATACTCCTCTCCAGAATAGCATTTTTTCAGCATGTCTAAAATAAACTCGTGTTGTTTCTCTGGACAATTGTGGAATTCTATGGAATCGTAGTATTTGACGTTGTTCTCCTGTGAATTGTAGTTGTTCTCTTGATACAGGTTATTTTCAAATATGCTGGAGTCTCCTTCTGAGTCATCAAATATCATGTCGCTCTCCATAATCTCGTTTCTTTTGCGCTTCTTTCTATATAACCTTATAGCAGCGTTTTTACTACTAATATAAATCCAAGATAAGAAGCTCTTATCCTTATCAAATATATCTTCTGCTTTCCATATCGTCATGGCAACTTGATCTATGACTTCCTGTATTAAATCTTCGTCGTTTTTTAGAATATTGGAGGATGAACTCCTTACTATAGAATTTAATTCTCTATATATTCCACTAAAATTTTTTTCTGTTCTTGAGTTAAAGAATATCTCTGCGCACTCTTGTACTCTGGTGTTAAATTTTTTGTTCATTTTTAATGTTTGGTTGTTGTTAATTTCAGGTTAACTATTAAAATAAAACTAATCTCCTTAATATGTTTCAGTAAATTATTTTATTTGAATAAATTTTCGTGTTGTTTGTGTATAAGTATTCGTTTAGGTGCGTGTTTACTGTCACCATCCACCATGGATATTATACCCTTTTCTACTAGTGTAGTTATTACAGCTCCAATTCTGTATATGGAATTCTTAGGAGTAACCAAATCCTTAGCATAGACTTTATCCTTTTTAATTAGTCTCTTACTAATCCTTTTTATGGTTTCCTTTTGCAATGGAGTTAATTTCACACCACCATCCTTTTTTTCAACGGTTTTAGCCACCGCAACCTTGCCGAATAGTGCTTTGTGTAGTTCTGGTTTCTTCTCCAACAAATCTTTACTAAATTCTTCTAGAACACGGTTATCTGTTGAATTTTCTATAAAGTTAGAAATTTCGTCTCTGTTTTCTAGGTGTTTGTCCAATTCCACCTCTGTTTCTTCATCATCAAAATCCTCGTTATCTATCCAACATTTAAGCCATTGGATTTCCATGACGTTCAGATTTTGTAAGTTTTTCTTAATTTGTTTGATGTCAGTTTTCATGATACTATTGTTTTTGTTTATTAATAATTTATTTTTTCATTAAGTCTATAAAGTGACTAACGCTACATTTTACCATTTTACCGTCGTTTTTTACCATTTCTATAGGATACTTTGGTGATTTGTTGTTTATTTTGATTGCTGTAGCATACAACCCTTTATCTAGCATGACTCTAGTTTTATATTGTTCTGGTTTTAGCCCATAAAGAAAGCAACTTAAATCCCAGTTTCTTCTTTCAATACTCTCTTCTTTGTCAGCCACAACTATTTCTACAGTAAACTTTGCATTATCTGTTTGATATCTAATAGTTCCAGTGCTTATTTTTAGCCCATACTGCTTAGATATCTCCTTAAATTTCTCCTCAATTGCATCCTTAAAAGTGTTTATTGATTTTGAGTCAAAGCCATCAATCTTACTACTCATAGTCGTTTTAGTACTATTATCTGATTTTGTGCTTTGTTCCTTTACTGGTTCTAATACAATAATAAGTTTATTGCTTTTAGATACTCTTACTAATTTTTTATCTTTTAGATTAGATAAGATTAATCCGAAAGACACGCAGTTTATTCCAAAGTGTTTATCAAAATGATCTACTACTTCTTGTCTGTTTAAACTGTTGTGCTGGTTCTTATTTCTTTTTAAGAACTCCATTAATTTTTGTTGTTTTTCTGTTAATTTCATGATTTCAGTTTTTTGTTCAAATAATTATTTTCAAAAATCGTTCCGTTTTGTAATTTAAATTGCTTCTTATATCAAATTTTTAATTTTTTCATAAACTTCTAGCAATTCTGACGCTTCGTCTAATTTTATGACGCAAATATGACAACGGTGCGAACTCATGACCAGTTGTCATAAATTTAATTAAAAAATACATCTGGCGGAAGTTTCTGATATATTATGCTACTTGCCCGCAGCATCTTGAAAACCATAATATCCTTGACCATTTTTATTGTTCATTTTATAATCAATAATAAGAAAATTTAATAAATATAGTGATAACATTGAGATTTTAGAAATGGAAAATAAATATCACTTTAGCGGTAGCAAAACTAGTACTAGTAAGGATCAACCATTACACCTAACGAAATTCGTAACAACTTGGTTGTTACCAGAAGCGTTAAGAAATAAATATGGTAACGTCCAAGTCATTGACGAACAGTTACAAAACGTTGGTGGTTTAGATGTTGATAAAATGCCAGACACTGTTGAGCAGAAATATTACGGCACTTCTAGAAAATTTGTTGGGACTATTACTGACACGTCCATAACACTTAGCATGGAATTTGAATGTAATTTAGACAGATCTACTGGAGAAATTTATCCTTACGCTCTATTTAGAGATTGGGCTAAATTGTGCTATGACGCTGAAAATGGGTTACAATTGGAGAAATTTGACTACTCTGGTAGCCTAGTGGTTGAGGTTCATGATCTTAAGGGTAAAGTTCTTAGGAAAACCGAAGTTAAAATTATTTTCCCATCTAAACCAGCAAACGAATGGGACTTGAATAGAGTCAATGATAACATCTATAAGTTATCAATGGAATTCGTGGCTGAAAATGTAGAACAAAAATTTATTAAATAGATTCAGGAGAGGGGGCTAAATTACCATCTTTCTCTCCGTTTTATTATCTGCTTTAAGTGGACAGTATTATAAGTGATTTAACGAAATTAATAATATTAAAATAATGAAGAAAGCTCAACCAAGACTGTTTACCCCTAGACAAAATTACAAACCATTTGAATATCCAGAATATTACCAAGACGGTTGGTTACCTCACGAAAATTACCATTGGGTTCATACTGAAATTCCGCACGGTGAAGACGTTAAGCATTTTAACGAAGAGCTATTGGAATTTGAAAGGACAATGATTAAGAAAATTCTGTCCCAACTTGCTGCTGTAGAGTGTGAAGTTAGCGATTATTGGACAGGTGTTGTAAGGAAATACTTTCCTAAACATGAAATTAAACACATGGCTCAATCTTTTGGTGCTAGAGAAGCAACACACGCCGCAGCATACTTCTATTTAAATGAGGCTTTAGATGTAGTTGAAGAATCTAACCAATATCTAGAAGATAAAAATCTCTCTGACAAATTGGAAGTTTTAATCAATGCCAACTTAGAAAATTCTAAGGGTGAATTGGATTATAATAAACTTGCGCTAAGTTTAGCAGCATTTAGTGGAATAGCAGAAGGTGTTACTTTATTTTCATCTTTTGCAACACTATTATCATTCTCTTCTAGAAGTCAAGGTTTATTCCCTGGAATTTTCCAACAAATAAGTTATAGCGTAAGAGACGAATCTTTACATTCTAATATGGGCTGTAGGTTATTTAGACAGATGTGTAGTGAAATACCAGATCTATTGACTAGAGAATTTAAAGACACTATAATTAATGCGGCTAGGGTTGCAATGCAATTAGAAGAAAATTTCATCAATGAAATATTTGGTGATAATAGACTACCAAACCTTACTAAAGAAGAACTCATTAATTTTATGAAGTATAGAATTAATGATAGAATGTATGCTTTAGGTATTGAAGAAGAGGTTTATGAGGTAGACGAACAAATGATGAGAAGCATGGAATGGTTTGAGATGTCAATATCTGGAACTATGAAAAAAGATTTCTTTCACATCAAACCATCAGAATATGGAAAAAGCGAATCTAATTGGGATTTAAGTGAACTATAAAAATAAAGTTAAAATATGACAGGTAATATGAAAAGTTGGAAAGTCGGAATAGACTTTCCTGAATGGGCTAACAACACTGATTTTTTTACAATGATTCCAGACTATCTCATGGAAGGAGAAAAACCAATTGATGCTTATAAAAGGGTTAGTAAAAGTTCTGCCAAATATTTAGGCATGCCAGAGCTTGCTGATGAATTTTTCCAAATGATATGGGATAACATTTTATGTTTGTCAAGCCCAGTGCTATCCAATTCAGGAACTAAGAGAGGATTGCCAATATCTTGTTTTGGAATACACGTTGCTGATGACACTAGTGATATAGGCATGAAATTGCATGAGCTTATAATGATGAGCAAGATGGGTGGTGGAGTAGGAATGGATCATAGTGATATTAGGGGTGCTGGATCTCCTATATCTGATATTGGAACTAGCGATGGAGTTAGACCATTTATTAAGATGGCTGATACTGTAATAGTAAACATGAAGCAGGGCAAAGTTAGAAAAGCCGCTTCTTCTTCTAGTTTGAACGTTAGACACCCAGATTTTTTCAAAACCTTCTTAAATATGAGAAGACCAGAAGGTGACGTTTCTTTACAGATGCAAAAAATGCATCATACTGCTGTCATTCCTGATGAATTTATGGAAAAGGTTGCTGTTAAAAAACCAGAAGAAACCAAACAATATTTGGATATACTAAAGACTAGGCTAGAAACAGGAGAATCTTTTTTATTATATGAAGGTAACGCCAATAAAGCTAATCCTCCAATGTATGCTGAGCATAACTTGAAGGTTCGGCAAACTAATATATGCACCGAAATAATGCTGCATAGTGACGTTGATCATAGTTTTGTATGTTGTTTGAGTAGTTTAAATTTAGCCAATTATGACAAAATAACTGACAGGCATATAAAGTTAGCGATTTACTTTTTAGAAGGATTAATGAGTGAATTCATAGATAAAGCATCCAAGATTAAAGGTTTTGAAAATTCTGTGAGATTTGCAGAAAAAAGTAGGGCTTTAGGATTAGGAGTATTAGGATGGCATTCATTTTTATTACAAAAAGACTTGCCGTTCATTTCCCCAGCATCTACTGGCTGGACTAAAATCATATTTAAAAGAATACAAGATTTGACTCTTGAAGCTAGTCAGGAATTAGCTGTAAAATTTGGCGAACCTGAATGGTGTAAAGGTCATGGCGTTAGACACACTCATAGAACAGCCATAGCACCAACGGTTTCTAATAGCATATTACATGGTGGGTTTTCAGCAAATCATGAACCGTATCCTGCTGTTATATGGAGTGAATATACTGCTAAAGGACTTATGTTTAGAAAAAACAAGTACTTTGAAAAATTGCTTGTAGAAAAGGGTATGGACAATCATGAGATCTGGAGAAAGATAATGGATGACAATGGCAGCGTTCAAAACCTTGATTTTTTATCTAATGAAGAAAAGGAAAATTTTTTAACTGCTATGGAAATTGATCAGTTAGAACTTGTTAAACAGGCTGCTGCACGACAAAACTATATTGATCAAGGCATGAGTTTAAACACTTTCTTTCCTAACAATGCCACACCAAAATACTTGTTTAACGTTCACTTGGAAGCTTGGAAACTCGGTATTAAATCAATGTATTATTTAAAAAGTGACAGTCCACTATCGGCTGATAAGGTAAGGAAGTTAGAAAGTAATTCTTGTATTTCTTGCGATGGCTAGAAACCAGAATTATCATTATCAATTTTTTAAAAAATTAATTATGTTTAAATTTAAAGTTGTACTGTTTATCGAATTGAGTAAAGAATTTTCCAAGTTGGGCAAATCTGGTCTCGAAACCTATGGAAATCAACCTGACGAGATAGAACTAAAGCTTAATACTACTAAGTTAGTTTTAGACTCAAAGGCTTTATCTAGTGGCAAAAACATAGAAATAATGTCTTATTTAGTTACTGCTCAAGGTGATGGTGTAGTTGTTAAAATTTCAGAAGTTAAAGAGTAGTGTTTTTCAGGTTACTATTCTATTACCTGTTTTTGGTGTTTTGTTCGTATTGTGGGAACTATTAGTTCCCACAATACTTATACATTGATGAGGGAACTCATCGTTCCCTCATCATCCCAAAAATTAACTTAACTTAACTAACCAACTAACTAATTAACCATTTTAAAAATTACTTTATTTATCACAATAACAGATAAACCAATCAGGTTATTAGTATTCATGCTCGCTACACCACTATAATTCTATCAAGTATTTTTCATTTCCAGCTGGGTAAATCCTACTGTAACCCCTCTCTTGCATTATTTGTCGCTCTGTTTTACTTGGATCATATCCATTAGCAACTAATTTCTTTTTCTGAAATTTTTGCCTACTATACGTTTCATGTTTCTTTCCATAAAAGTAACCTATACTATGACCGTGCAACTTCATGCCTAAATCTAAGTATACTTTCCCAGTAAATTTTTCTACGTTGTTATAGCTTATAACTTTAATGCAACCAATCAGATCAACCAATTGTTTAAATAATTTTTTAGAGCCGCCGACCACTAGACTCCCTCGCTTAGTACACAATCTGCCTATCTCATAATGATCTTTATTTTTGGTAAACGTCATGATCATAATTATTTCCTCACCGTCTTTTAAACACAATGCTTTGGTAGAGGGAACGTAACCTTGGAAGTGGTTATAATTGATAAATTCTCTTTCTTCATTTATGCTAGGTTCATGCAACTCTAGTTTTCTCGCATAATACACGCTTTTATTGTCTGATACTAAGTTTAATAAGTAATCTTCACACTTTTGCCTTTCTCTAATCCATTCGCTTTCCCAAATGGTTATGAGTCTTACACCCTTTTCTTTACACTTCAAGTACTTGTTATAATGATACTTCTTTCCAACTTTATCTACAGAATGCCAATATAAGCCATTGTATTCTATAGCTAGTTTTAATTCTGGTAAGTACAAGTCCAATTCTAATCCATCTAAGATCTCTCTATCATTGAACCGAATTTTACCATTGTAATTGCTGCTTATGAATTTACCTAGTTCTAACTCTCCCATAGACGTGACATTAGCCATGGTGCAAGTTGGACAACTACCACCACCATTAATAGCTACATGGTACTCTGCCACAACGGTGAAATAACCATGTTCTTTGCAGTTTATGGTGACTTCATTCTTATATCCAGTATAGTTACACTTTTCATAACTAAATTTGTCACCAAACATACTCTTAGCCTTCTTAATATACTCTAAGTTACTCTTTCTATGCTTATTTTCACTCCTCCTTCTACCACAGGTGGGGCAGCCCATGCCTTTGTTAGTATGGTTGGTTGGAAGCTGTTTGAACTGACCGTGTTGCTTGCAAATTATGGTGACGTTGGTCTTAGAGTTTTTATAATTCAGTGCAGAATAGTCATACTTATTGCCGTGCACAGCTATAGCTTTTTTAACAAAGTCTTTCCTAGTGTAAGGTAACAAGTGTTTATCATTACAGTGTGGACAACCAGCCTTCCTTTTATGAACGTGCATTAAAGGTGATTGCATAAATGATCCATGTTGCTTACAAACTATTTCTACTTTGGTTTTATTATTAACGTAATTAACCCTAGAGTAGTTATATTCGTTGCCATGAATTTTCTTAGCCTTTTCTAGAAATGCTTTAAATTTGTCGTTCATATTATATATATTGAAAAAATTATGTAATTGAACAGACGTTTCTTAAAGAACAAACATAAAAAAGGAGGCAAATTTGCCTCCTTTTAATCTATATAATAAAATCAAACTACCTATTAGATAATTGACTGTCCAGCAGCTTCTGTAACAGTAAAGGTAAGATAGTTAAATTCTGGATTAGTACCAATTGCGGCAAGTTTCATTCTAGATTTCAATACTGAAACGTTAGACATTAAACCTTCGGCGATAGTATCAACCTTTTCAGCTAAAATGTAATTGATCATTTTCAACCCAGGATCAGATTCAGTTCCTTTTCTTCCTAAACTAATTCTATTATCCTCTAGACCCATCATTGGATCTTCAAATAGATTAATTTTTCTGAATGAACCTACCTCGTACAAGTTTTCGTTCTCAGCTAAGTTGTTTTCAAACGGAGCTGCTTGGAAAGATCTTGTATCTTGAAGTGCAGAAGAAATTCTAGTGTTAGTAATTGCAACATTGGCTTTTCCTTTTCTACATCTGTGACCTACAACACCAGAACCGTAAGTAGCTCTACTTATAATTCTTCTCTGCATAGATGGCAAGTTATCACCGTTAGTGGTAGAAACTAAAGCACCTGTAGCAGCAGGAATTGATCTTGTAACACTCTTGTCATCTACGAAAGTAGTTGCACCACTTTGAGCAGTTGCGCTAATATGTAAATTTAAGTTTACTCCAGCGACCTGACTAACATTGTAGTGATGACCCCAACCGATAGCGTAATGAGTATCAACAATCTCATTGTTGATGTTTTGATCTAACTCATTAGCAATTGTGTCATATGCTACTTGTTGTGCGTCTACACCCTCTTCCATAGCTAAATCTTGCAACATCTCAATTGTATAACCAATCTTAACGTGGAAAGTTTCAGCAGAGAAGTTTTCGCTCCATTTGTGAAGACCCATACTTCTGTATCTAGCTGATTCACCTGTAGCTCTGTTCATAGGAGAAGCTACCTTTTCACCTTTAGATCTATTAACTCCCCAAGCTTCATTGTCTGTTGCACCTGAACCAGCGTAACCAGAAACAAAGTTAGTGTAAGCATTAACGTAATTAATACTAGAAGCAACAAACCCTACAAAGTTAGTAGCATCAGTATAAATACCTGCTCCACTAACAGGAGTGTCTAATAAAGTAGCAAGAGCACCTGCACCTGTAACTGCCCCAAGTCTAAAGATTGCATCTCCAGCTTTACGGTCTTTACCGACGTATATTAACTCTAATAGAGTGTTTCCAACGTTGGCATCTAATACATCATAACTAGTTCCAACTTCCAGATCTGCTACTGTACCAGTAACGTCTAATTTAACTTGGAACAATTCTGGCATGTCAGCAGAAGCAGTAGAATCTAATTTTCCATCAGCGTATACTGGTTCTAGAATGTTTACAAGCATGTTACTCTTAGTAGACTGTAAGGTGGGAACTAAATCAAAGCCCACTGTATTAGCCATACTGTCGATAAACACACCAAATAAACTATCAAATTGTTCTCCACTACCTCTAGCAGTATCAGATGGATTAGATGGGTTGTTCCCAAAACTAAAAGCACCTCTACCAGGAGTATTAGCTTGCGTTGCTGATTCAAATAATTTTCTTACTTGAGCAGCCTCGCAAATTCTTCTTAATTTAGACTCAGAGACATCTTTGATGCCTTTTGAAGCTAAATGAGCTTTGATCTTTGGACTCCAAGCCTCAAAGATTCTTTGCTTAACCATTTTATTTTTTAAATTCATCTTTTTAATTTTTATACCTTATCTATTTTTTAGTAGAAATATACCATTTTAGTCTATGAGCATCATAGATGAGAGCACATTATCAACAGCTTCAACAGCTTCATATAACCTGTTAAATGTTATCTTCTCATTTTTGGATTCACCTAAGAAAGTTTCTATTCTATTAACAGTGTCTCTGCCAGAATTCATAATCTGCTTTATTTGGCTTTCTGATAAAGAATGCAAGTAAGGTTTGTTTGATGAAAATGCTCTAACTGACTTGTCAATATATTTAGAAATTTTGTTTTCATTAAGGTTCTCTTCCTTTTTGATTTTGTCAGTTACAGGTTTGATCTTACTAATACTTTCTCCCATGTCTTGAAGTTTCTTCTCAACTTCTACATGGAATCTTTCTATTCCACCGACTCTGTTTATAGACTCTAACATTGGTTTTAAAGATTCTAAAGCCGCACTCTGCTCATTGTATTTTTTAACGAGTTTATTGTGACTTTCTGTTAAAGTTTTTAAGTTCTCTTCTAATACAAAAATGTGCTTGGTAGAATTCCTTCTAATACTCTTAGCTTTAGATTCTGATAAGTTAACCGATCTGTCGATTAATTCTCCTTTGTTGTTAGAAATTTTCAGTGATTCTTTGAGTGACTTAGCAAGTTTTACATCTTTAAGTCTATTCTCATTCAAACCCTTTAGCTCTGATGAAATCAACTTTTTGACCTTACCTTTAAAGTCTTCTACGTTCTTAATTTGATCAGCTTTAACGAATGTTTTACTCTCATTCATTCTACTGATCACATCATTCTTGATAGAATTTAACCTTCTTTTAACTTCATTAAGTTTGATTCTTTTAACCCTGTTTTTTGGTAGAGGTAATAAATCTGATTCTTTTAATGTAGAACTTTTCCCATCTCTCCACTGAACCACTTTACCATTCTTGCTTTCATTAAGAACTGTTGCAATGCTTCCAAAGGCAATTATATCATCACCAACTTTAGGCTTTCTTTCTTTAACAACATTCTTTCTGGATTCAGATAATCCCCCCAGAGTTTCATTAATCAACTCGTCAGCATCTTCTTGAAATTGTTTAATGTTCTCTTCTTGGGTAGGCATGATGTCTTCTATAGCCTCTGATAAGCCAAACCAATCGCTCAATGTTTTTTTATCGGCAGATTTGGTGAAGTAACTAATAAGCTGGTTAGATTTTTCTTCTACATCCTTAGCTGAACCGTCCTTAATTAACTCTGAATAAGCCTCGTTAACAAGACTTTCATCCCAGATGTTACTAACCATATCTTCAACAAGTTTATTATCAATTTTGCTATCGGATTCATTTAAACCTTCAACATCTTGTCCCATATTGTTCTTACCAATGTTCTTAGCATCCTCAATATTCTCTTCATCCTTATCAGATGTGGTGTGTTCTACGATCTCTGATTCGCTTAGGCTAGATTTCATAGCGTTATGCAAGTCAGAATCTGGGTCTAGACTATCTAATATAGTTTTCAAATCATCTTTGTCAGCTTTTCCGCCCTTTATGTGAGTAGACATAGAATTGTACAGGTCTGAGTCTGGATCCAAGTTGTTTTGTATAGTAACCAAAGCATCCTTACTTTCATTTAACTTACGTTTTCCTAGTCTTTTGCCTTCATACAATGCAACTACTTTTTCAAATTCATCTGGTGAAACCATGACTTCTTTACCAGATTTTTCAAAAGCATAGTCCTTTCCTATGAGACCTTTATATTTGTAATAGTCGTGTATGTTGCCTTTATTGATTAGGTAAAGCCCACCTACAGTCAAAGAACCATCCTTTAAAGAACCATGCTGAAGTGTGCCCTCTTTTGATTCAAACAAATTAACTGCATCATCAAAATCTATTCCATATTTCTTTTTAAATTCATCATGGGCAGCATCTGAAATAGCTTCAAAACCCCATTCAGGTTTATTGCTTTCTACATCTTCCATAATTTTATGGTAAGCATCTTCAACTTCATTGCAATTTTTAAAACTGTGTTTAGACTCATCCATTGAAACAACTTTTCCAAATTCATCTGGAGAAACTATTATTTCTTGACCAGAGTTATCAAAAACAAATCCGTCTCCTGCACGACCTTTATATTCACAATAAGCTTCCATATCCCCCTTTTTAATCATGTAAGATTCACCTACAACCATAGAACTACCTTCACTCTTAGATTCCCCAAGATCATTATTGCTACCCTTAGCATCTAAGTGCGCCTGCAACAGATCGAGGTATTCATCCATCAAACCAATATCTTCGAGTTCATCTGCAGGAAGTTGCACATCATCAACAACTCCAGCCGAAGTAATTCTTAGTGAACCATCCTCTTCTTTAGTATAATTTACTTCAACATCCCCATCTGGAGTATCTTTTAAAGTAACCTTAGCTTCTGAAAGATTTTTTGTCTTTTTCATTGCTGATTCATTAATGCCTTGTTTTTTTAAATAATTTTTAATTTCTTCCTCAATATCTTCTGGAAATTCCATAGGAGATTCTTTGAATTTTACAATTTTGTTGTCTTCCAAAGTCTTTTTCAAATTGCTATCATGCATAAAAGCTAAATACCAACCAATACCATATTCACTAGTAACCCCTTGTTCACCGTTTCTTTTAATCTTTCCAGTTTTAACGTCATAATCATAACCCACATAACCCCTTCGTTCGTTAGATTCGTTCAATTTTCTTTTCTTAGATTCGCTAAGATCAACTTTATCCGCCACCAATTTTTTGATATAATTTTTGTAGAATTTGTTAAAACCTTCATCATCATCTATTTCTGAATGTATGTCAGCAAAATCAGTACTGCCATACTTAGCCTCTAATTCTTTACCATAATGTTCTGTAATTAAAGACTCCAATTTACCAGCGTAGCTAGAATTCTCACCAGCTAATTTAAATGCAGCTTCTGCTGACATTGATTCATTAAGTTTCTTAGATTCGCTAAGATTTAATTTCTCAACTTTGCTGCGATCTGATGCTTTGACAAAAAATGTAGAAAGACCCCCCTCAGCATACTCAAATGCCATATCAATACCGTTGTATTTGAATAAAAAAATGTTTCCCATTTTCTTATATGGTTTGTTAAAATCTAGTTTCTTTTCAAGTATTTCTAATTCTTTAAAATTGTCTTCACTATTAAAGAATACAATTTTATCTGGATCTTCTTTTAATAGTGAAGAAACGTCGGTAATTGTTTCTAAGTTATCTTCTCCACCATATTCTTCAGTACCTAAATCTGCTAGAGTAATACTCATAAATTCTATTGATTCGTTCAATTTTTTCTTTTTAGATTCATCTAGAGCAAAAACTTCAAACTCTTTAAATTTTGATTCATCTGTTAAAGTGGATTCTGAATCCATGTCGCTATAAACTCCAACTACAGACTTGCCTTTTCTGAATAATTGTAGGGCTGCATCTCTGTCTAATGTGTTGGATTTGTTATAATGTGGTTTGTCTGTTTCATTCAAATCTTCTGTTTTGTCTACATAACCAGAATTTTTGAATTCATCCTGACCCATCTCAACAATTTTTTCATCGCCTTTCCAAAGTTCTACAACTTCATTATTGAATTTGGCTTCATATTCACCAGCTTCTACAGTTATTCCACCAAATTCTTTCGATTCGAAATATCCCACCTTGAAATCTGGTTCACCATTTTCAGATTCATCAAGAGTCATAAATAACTCTCTATAACTAACTCCATATTTCTTTAAGAACATTTCGTCAGCCAAATCATCTGCTTCATCCTGTTCGCTGCTAGAAAGCTCTTCATCATCATAAAGTTCTAGATCATCCAATGCCCTAAGATATATTGGGTGATAAGCTTTTTCAAGTTCTCCAATATTTTTAAATGTCTTGTTTTCATTCAGATTTTTACGTCTAATTTTCAATTTGTTACCAATTGTGATATTTTCCATTAGATCATGAGCCTCATCAAGTTCTGAATTGCTAATTGGCTCTAATCCATTCTCATCGTATAATGAAATGTTTATGGAAAATAATACTGGCAGACTGTCTGTAGTTCTTATGTGTTCGGCATCATTGTACATGTGTCCAATTTTTAATCCAGATAATACATTTTCAACGTCTTGTGACTTTAATTTAGACGACTGTAGAACTGATTCGCTGTTACATTTGATTTTGGCGTTAACATCAATAGAATCAGCGCAAATACTAAGTTTAATTTCTTTTGGTTCTAATCCTAATCCCAGCAACAAGTT